CCTACAACGCAGTTCTTCAAGCGTTATCAGGGGATTGTTAATAGTGTGAGTTTGAGCGAGGACTTCGATCAAGAGAACCGATCAAGAACGGTTACTTGCTCAATCTCTTGTGCTTCATTTAGAACCATTCTAGAAAACAAAATCTCTGGCATCAGGACAAACCAGAATACGTGGCGAGCACTTTATTCATCTGATTCAAGTATGGATCGAGTCGATGCAATCACCGGGCAATACTTTGACTTCGGCGCTCCTCCTCAGTCTGGAGGACTATCAGATCCAAATGCTGGATCGTCAAGCGAATACGTTTACGAACAGGACACATCAGGTTTATGAGATACGCAACAAAATACGACATGCCCCATCTGTTAGAGATGATGAAAGAGTACGCAAAAGAGGCAGGCGTAAAAGCACTGCAAGAAAAACAGAACGAAGATCAAGTGAAAAACTTGTTCGATCAAATGATGAACGGTAGAGGCTTTGTGCTTGTCGACGATAACCTAAGAGGATTCCTTGCGGCTTATGTCTCAAGGAACTTCTGGAACCGATACATACGAGAACTTCATGAGGTAGCGTGGTGGGTCATGCCTGAATACCGAAGCACAAGCGTCGGTGGTCGATTGTGGTTAAGGTTTAACCAGCTTGCTCAAAACCTTCTTGATCAAAAAAAGATAGACATTGTGTGTACAAGCCTGATGCCTTCCAGCCCTGAGATTGACTATACAAAATATAAATACAGACCTTTGCAAGCCACATTCTTTCGAGAGTAGATCATGCCAGCATCCATCATTGTCGCGGGACTTGTAGAAGCAGGCGTATTCGCTGCGGGCAGTTTGGGCGCTATGGCTGCAACAGCGGCGATTCGGTTTGCAACGTCTGTCGTTGTCTCTAAGGCCTTTGGGAATAAAAGCTCAAGCGCTCAAGATGCCGGGGTAAGGCAACAGCTTCCTCCCGCGGCTAATTATTCTGTGCCGATTGTTTATGGGGATGCTTATCTCGGTGGAACCTTTGTCGACGCGGTGTTGTCTACCGATCAAAAGACAATGTATTACGTTCTTGCCATTTCCAGTGTCAGCAACAATGGACAGTTTTCTTTTGACACGACTGATTTTTGGTACGGTGACCGGCAGATTACTTTTGACGGAACAGATCCGACTAAAGTTGTATCTCTGACTGACGGCAGCGGCAACCCTCAGACAAACATCAACGGTTACATGTACATCAACTTGTACACATCGACCAATGCTGGAGTCATAACATCAATCAACGGATCTGCTCCCAATGTTGTAATGGGTGGATCAGACATCGACGCATCACTTCGCTGGCCTGCAAGCGGTAGACAGATGAATGGATTAGCGTTTGCAATTGTCAAACTTATTTACAACAGAGACGCAGGAACGACGGGATTAGAGCCCATTACTTTTAAGTGCTCTCAATACCTAAACGGAACCGGCGCGGCCAAACCCGGAGATGTCTGGTACGACTACATGACCGACACGCGATATGGCGCAGGCATGACGGGTCTAGTGGACTCTGCCAGCGCGGCAACGCTCAACACTTACTCAGATACGCTCATTTCTTACACGAACTCATCTGGAGGCACGAGCAGTCAGGCGAGATATAGGATCAACGGTGTTGTTGATACGGCTCGACCAATCTTAGAGAACGTTGAGCAAATCATTGAGGCTTGCGATAGTTGGATGACCTACAACGCTGCCTCTGGTCAGTGGTCAATTGTCGTTAATAAAGCCGAGACCTCTAGCTTCTCTTTCAATGACACAAATCTAATCGGTGACATTCGGGTCAGCACGACCGACATCAATCAGCAGATCAACCAGATTGAGATTGACTTTGCTAGTAAGGAAGCGAGAGATCAGCCCGACATCGTGTTTGCAGAGCTTCCAGCTGGTTCGCTTTACGCCAACGAACCGAGGAACAAAGAGACCTATCGGCTAGAGATGACCAACGATTCGGTTCAGGTCAAGTATCTTGCCAATCGTCGGCTTTTGCAGAGCAGAGAGGATTTATTAGTTTCGATCACTGCCGCTTACCCTGCGATTCAAGTTGATGCGGGTGACGTTGTAGATATTACAAACTCAGACTACGGCTGGACTAACAAGCTCTTCCGAGTCATGAAAGTCAACGAAGCGACAACACCAGATGGCAACCTCGGCGCAGCACTAGAGCTTACGGAATACTCGGCAACGGTTTACGCAGATCCGACTGCGGGATCAATTAGCCAATACACGCAAGCTCCAGCATCTGGCATTCCTTCTTCTCAATACATCTCAACTCCGGGAACACCATCGCTTTATAACACGCCACCATACGCGCCAGCTCCTTGCGCTGACCCTCCGGTATTTAGTATGGTTGCTAGCGTTCCGGCGACCGGTCGAGTGTTGTTGATGTCGCTGTATTACACGACAGTTGCAACCCCATCTTCATCAGATTGGAACCTCATTAAAACCGCGAATACGCTTGATGGCAGCCCTTACAATCCATTAGTTGATCAAGTCTTTACAAATCTAACGCTTCCATCCGGCACATATTATTTCCGGGTTATTGCTAGTAACGGATCGGCTTCTTCTGTTAGCGCAACATCAGCGGCAGTTGTATGGGATACAAGCGTTAGAACGGTGAGCCTCACTTCCACTGCCGTTCAATTTATAACCTCCTCTGCGGGTGTTGTATCGCCTTCTACAATCACATTTACAGCGACGAGCACCTTTACTAGTCCAACGTGGCAATGGCGCGTAGACGGCGTTTTACAGGCTTCCACAACTAATACTTTTGTACTGCCTGCGTTTGCGCCTAGCACTGCAAAAACAGTCTCAGTGACGGCAAGTCAAAGTGGGTGTTCGGCTACAAACTCGATGGTGATTTCTAGCATCCGCGATGGGTTGAACGGCCCGACCGGGCCCACGGGCAGCGCTGGTCCCACGGGGCCCACAGGGGCTTCGGGCAGCGGACCGACAGGGCCCACCGGAGCTACGGGAGCCTCAAGTACAGTGCCCGGTCCCACGGGCCCTACCGGGGTGCAGGGGAATACCGGACCGACCGGCCCTGCCTCGACGGTTGCCGGCCCGACGGGGCCCACCGGTGCTGCGTCAACTGTGCCGGGCCCAACCGGGCCCACGGGCGTTATCGGGCCGACCGGCCCAACCGGGGCAGCATCCACCGTGGCGGGGCCCACAGGGAGTACCGGCCCGACCGGCCCGACGGGCAGCGGAGCGACTCCCGGAGGATCAAACACCAACGTTCAATTCAACAACTCTGGTGCTTTTGGGGGCTCAAATAATTTTGTCTGGAATGGCACGAATGTAGGCATAGGTCTTTCTTCCCCATCCTACAAACTTCACACCTATGGCAGCGGAATTTCTGGCGGGATATTTATTGAGGACTCTGATCCTAATAGTGCTAGCCCCGTTCTTGTTGTCAGAGGCAATCGACTCGACAACAACAACAGCCAGAGTTTTAGTGGCGGCGTGGTTTTAGAGCATTTCAACTCTAGCGGAAACGGTTTGATCACTGACAACACGCTCGGAACCATCTACTTTGGCGGGAATTACAGCTCCACCCAATTCACTTATACAGCAAGCATTTCTGCTGTAGCAGAGGCTAATTGGTCGACAACAAGCAATGCCTCGACAGGGATTGCGTTTTACACCGGATCAACCGGCAACGCTATCGGCACAGCCAACATTTACTACGGCACAGAGAGAATCAGGATAAGAAGCGACGGCAATGTCGGTATCGGAACCACTGGGAACTCATCAGCAAGACTTTTCGTAAAAGGCGCGAATACATCCTCATCAAGTTATTCTCTTTATTGCGAGCCTGCCGGAGCTGCTCCGACCTTTTATGTTGCTAACGATGGTGTTGTTTGTACGGGCGCTGAAATTGGCTCACCTTACAACAACACGACTTCTAATGCAGCAAATGTTTATGTCGCGTCTAACGGCATACTCTACAGATCAACATCCTCACTCAAGTACAAGCAAGACATTCAATCGGCCACATTTGGCTTGCAGGATGTTCTTAATCTGAGGCCTGTTACTTTCGCGCAAAAGAACGATCCTTCTGGCAATCGTTTCGCGGGATTGATAGCCGAGGAAGTACATGCCGCTGGCCTCACGGAATTTGTGCAGTATCACGAAGGGCAACCAGATGCGCTGCATTATGCAAATATGGTCGCGCTTTGTATAAAAGCGATTCAAGAGCTAACAAAACGCGTAGAGGAGCTCGAAAAGAATGCTTGATTGGACAATCCAAAAGATGGAAGTAAAGCCACAGGAAGGCTCTTATACGGATGTCGTTGTAACGGCTTACTGGTGTTGCTCTGCAAGCGATCAGGGGTTTGTTGCAAATCAATACGGCTCGGCTTTATTCCCTGCCCCTACTTCGTCATTTACGCCTTACCCCGACCTCACTCAAGAACAGGTCTTA